GTGTTGATACAACAAGATCAGCAAGTAATGGATTAGCAAATACAGGCGGAGGGGGTGGAGGAGGAAGATACTCAGATCCAAATAAAGCATCTGCTAATGGTGGTTCAGGTGTAGTTATTATTAAATATAGATCATCAACAAATAATAATGAATTATATAATTTATTTCAAACCAAAAGACCTTGGGGAATGTATTTTGCTAATGATTGGTCTGGTACTACTCTTCTTGATAAAAGTGGTAATAATAGAAATGCTACAACATCAGGAACTATTACTAAATCTTCTGGAAATGGTAATGGTGCTTTTGGAACTATTTCATATATTTCAGGAGGAACATCATCATCAATTACATTTCCTTCTGGAAGTGTTCCAACTAATTTTACTATTTTAAGTTTAACAAGATATACAGGAGGAACAAGAAGAAGAATATTACAAAGTAAAAATACAGGAACAAATTGGTTACACGGACATTGGGGAGGAAATAGAGGTGTTTGTTATTATGAAGGTTGGAAAACAAATGTTTCTACATCAGGAACATTAGATAATTGGTTATGTTGTATTGGTAAAAATGGAGGAACAACTCCTAATAATATTCTTATTGATGGTATAGCAAGTGGAACAGCAACAGGAGGAACAGGAAATTATGATTTAGGAATTAATGTTGGTCCTTATGGATCAAGTGAAAGTAGTGATTGGGCGATGTCAGCAGTTATTATATGGGATCAACATTTAACAGATTTAGAAATGTATTTATTAAACAATATGATAGATAATTATATATATGATGGAAAATATTTATATGATGTTATTAATACTAATAATACTAATAATATTATAATATCATTTAAAAACACAATTTCATCAGGAGGTTCTGGTGGAGGTGCTTATTTAAATACTAATAATCAATCATTAGCATTAACCAAATGGAATAATAATTATTCATATGTATCATCGGGAACAAATGGAACCGCTTTGAAAGGAGGTGATGGAGGTTCATCATTAATAACATCAACTTTTAATTTAACGGGTGATAATCAAATAATAGCGACAGGAGGGACGGGTGCGACAGCGACATCAATATCATCATCTAAATCTACGAATGGAAGTGGAGGAGATGGTAATGGAGGTTCAGGTGTAAGCGGATTAATTATTATAAAAATTCTCAAAGAAATTAGGAATTTTAATTTAGGAAGGAATTATTTATTTAATAATGGAGATTATCCAATTTTAAGAAATCTCAATCCTGTTGCTTGGTATAAATTTGATATAAATTCAATACAAATGCTATTAGATAGTTCAGGAAATAATTATCATTTAATTAATAATGGTGCAACTTTTGATAGTTTAACATTTATAAAAGGTAATGGTTCTATTTATATAAATAATCCAACAACTTCTTCAACAAAAAAATATTTTCAAATATCATCTCTTCCAGCAACTTATTTTAATTCTATTAATATAGCAAATGGAATTTCAATAAGTTTTTGGATAAAACTATCAAGTTCTTCACAAGATTATAATAGGATATTATATTTTGGTAATTATCAAACATCATCTCCTTATTATGATACAACTAATAATCGTATTCAAATAAGAACATCATCTCCTATAACATCAGGAATATATTTTGACATATTTAATAATAATAATCAATATACATTTAATTATAATCAGGATGTTTATGATAATAATTGGAAACATTTAATATGGACTATATCTTCTTCTGGAAATTGGAATATATATATAAATAATACTAAAATTTGTAATAATGAATTAAAATCAATTATTCCATCATTTTCAATAACTAATTTAAATTATTTATTTGGAATGGATAATCATCCAACTAATTATGGGATTATAGGTAATATAGATGATTTTCGTATTTATAATCAAGAATTAACATCAAATCAAGTTCAAGAATTATATGAGAATTCTAGAATAAATTTCATTATAAATGGGAGTTTAATTTCAAGGGGGGTTAATTATATATCATCTAATTTTCCGATTTTAACATCAAATTCGTCAAATTCAAATATATATTATTCGGCGACATCATCAAATTTTCACAATCCTTTTATAAGAACTTCAAATTCTAATTTGGAATTATTAACATATACGAATAATTATTCTAATAGTATTCTTTTACAATCAAATATAAATTTCATTACGAATACTTCAAATAATCTCGTTATGAATTCAAATATAATATCCATCAATAATTCATTAGATATTAGAGGAATTTCCTCAATCACTAATCAAGGTGGAGCATTTTTCGCAACAGGTTCATCAGGATATTCAAATGATTATCTTCCAAATTATACAAATTTTTCATTAAGAACCGCCGATAATATCATATGTGGTAAGAATAGTTATGCGTTAAGTGATAGAAGAATTAAGACAAATATTCAAGATATAAATGATGAAAGTTCTTTATATAAAATCTTGGAAATTGAACCAAAGATTTATGGATATATAGATAATATCAAGAGGACGAATTCAAATGTCTATGGATTTATAGCACAACAGATAAGAGATGTTTTACCGGAGGCGACAGAATTAACTATCAAATATATTCCAGATATATTCAAATTAGCAAAAATAAATAAATCGTTCATAAATTTAAATGATGATTTAAAGGTGGATGATGAGATTGAGATATATACGAAGAATAATTCCTATGAAGTCAAGATAATTGAAAAAACAAATGAAGGTATTCGAATAGATAAGGAAATAGATGAAACCGATATATTCATATACGGAAGGAAAGTGAAGGATTTCCATATAATAGACAAATCTTATTTATATACCTTAAATATATGTGCTACACAAGAATTGGCAAGAATTGTGGAAAAACTTAAAGAAAGAATAAATAATCTTTGATTATAATTAGAAGATGACTTCAAAAAACAGACGATATAAGGGGGGGACTATATATGAGGATATAGATGAAATAAACAAATTTTTAAAGAATTTTGATGAAGAATTTATAAAAGAACTAATTATTGAAATTTTATTTTATTATAAAACAGATAAAGAAATAAAAAATTTAGAAGATTATTTTAAAAAATATAAAGATTATGATTTTTCGAAATTATTAGTAATAATTTCAGTTTTTTATAGAGATAAACTTGAAATTAATTATTATGATTTTAATACAAAACATGAAATAGATTTTAAAAAATATTTATATACTGATATTTTAATTAGTTTAAAAAGTGGATATAAATATATTCGAGAGAGAGAGTTTAGATTAGAAACATATGAATTAAGTGAAAAAGAAATTAAAGAACAAATTATAAGAAATATTCCAAGAAAATATCATATTGATAATGAAATATTAGATTTTTTTAAAAAATTTGAAGAAAAATTTATAAGACTTATTTTAATTGATATAATTTATTTTCGTGAAACTGATGAAATTATACCATATCAACAATATAATAAATATGATAAATATACATTAATAGAATTAATAAATAAATTATATTTAATTTATATAAATAAATCTTTAAGTATAAATACAATATATATAGATTTTCTTTTACGAATAAAAGATTATTTAACTAATATTTATGAAAGAGAAGAATTAAATAAATTTAATGAAACAGAAATTAAAGAAAAAATTACTAATGAAATTAAGAAACATTTTATTTCAAAAGGAGGTTCATATAAACGACAAATAATTAAAAAAGTTATTCGTAAATATTAAAAATATTTTAAATTTATGCGTTTGCATTTGGAAATAAATACAATTGATATTTTTTATTTTTATTTCCTTCACATTTCATTAAACCTTCTTAAAATTTATTGTTTGTTAATCTTTTTTATAAAATTCACATTACATTATCATTTCATTAAAACTTCATAATAAATTTTATTGAAATTCATATATCTTTTAATATTGTTAATGAAATGATAATAGATTTGATTATAAATACTAATTTAATGAATTTAATTATTAAAATTTATCGTATATTCAAGAATTCCAATATATTTTATAATGAAATGTGAATTTCAAATAACGCCAACTTAAAAAAGTTGATAGAACAATCCCTTAACCTCTTTGAAAGATGTTGTTTGTTATTCTTGAAGAAATAAATAAAAATTATTTAAATATATAATCTATTTCTTTTTTGATTTTAGAATTTTCATAATTAATACATTTTGAAGGATTTTGTAAATATCTAATAATATGTATTAATTTAAAATAATATATAGGGTTAATACTAATAGTTTCTTTTTGAATATTTATAATATGTGTTATTAATCTATTTCTTTCTTTAATATTCAAAGAAGTTTCTTCTGGATAATTCTTCATTTCGTTTTTTAAAATATCTATCAATTCATAAATAGATTTCTCTTCATCATCCTTAAATTCTTGATAGTTTCTATATTTTTTATAAGATTTAACTCTATTATAAACAACATAACCTACAATTAAACCACTAACAATTCCAAACGCAATTTCACCCATAATGATAAATATTTATCTAAAATCATTTTTTAAATTAAATCAAAGATCAATCCCTCAATCTCTTTGAGAGATGTCATTTGCTTATATATAAACAAAAATCAAAATTTTTTAATAAATGAGGAAGGTTATAATAATATCGACGAAAAATCCAACGGAGATATTATTGGAGAATATCAGGAGATATAAGGAATTTTATAAGGATTTTGAGATAATAATCATAGATAGTAATTCAACGAATTTAGAGATATTTGATAGACTTCCAAGAGATATAATCATAGATTATGCGAAGAATGAGAATTATGTTTTAGGGGCGTGGAAGTATGCGATAGATAAATATGATTATGATTTATATTTATTCGTTCAGGATACATTAGTTCCTTTGAGAAGAATTGAAGGAATAGATTTAATCAAGGATTTTTCAAAGATTATTTATGACATTCCTTATTACGCTCCAATAGGATATTCTAATAATGAAATGAATTTAAAAGATTTGGAGAGATTACGAGAAACATATAGGAATACTAAATTCTCATTCATAAGTGATATTCCAGCAGATATGATAATTCAAGGAGGAGCACATACATCTTTTTTAGCAAATAAAGAAAATTCAAAGAAGATTATTGAATTAGAAGATGTTTATAAAGAAAAACAAATAAAGAAAGAAAAGATTGATTGTAATTTTACAGAAAGAACATTAGGAATTATGGCAGATTATTTAGGATTAAATCGTATGATAATGACAACCTATTTCCATAAAATTAATGGTGGTAGATTGTGAAATTTAATATGAGTTTTATATGAGATTTATATTGAGATTTAATATAAATGAACGAATGTGAATGATGAGATTTTATATGAAATTTATATGAATTTTATGAAATCTATATGAGATTTATATGAAATCTATATGAATTATATGAAATCTATATGAATTATATGAAATCTAATATGAGATTATATATGAAATCTAATATGAGATTTATATGAAATCTATATGAATTATATGAAATCTAATATGAGATTATATATGAATTATATGAAATCTAATATGAGATTATATATGAAATCTAATATTAGATTTATATGAAATCTATATGAATTATATGAAATCTAATATGAGATTATATATGAAATCTAATATGAGATTATATATGAGTTTTATATGAAATCTAATATTTAATATGAGTTTTTATATGAATATGATATAAACAAATGATAATTTAAAAAAATAAATGACAAAGACGATTTTTTGCGATATTGATGGGACGATTTTGAGACATAAGGGAGATATTCATAGGAATATTCTTGAACCTCCTGAAATTTTGGATGGAGTTTTGGAGAGATTTAAGGAATGGGATAAGAAGAATTTTAGGATAATCCTGACAACAGGAAGGAAAGAAGGAAGTAGAGAAGAGACAAAACAACAATTAAAATCATTAGGCATTAATTATGATGATTTATTGATGGGATTACCGAATGGTGATAGAATTTTGATAAATGATAAGAAACCAAATTCAATTGATAATACGGCATATTCTTATAATCTCATTCGTAATTCAGGGATGAAAAATCTTGAATTTGATTTGATTGATTTAAAGAAGAGGATTGAGAAACCTTGGGGATACGAGGAGATTATTGAATATAATAAGAATTATGTGGTGAAGAAATTATTTATGAAGGAAGGACATTCTTGTAGCACTCAATATCACGAATTAAAGACAGAAACGATTGTTGTTTTAGAAGGAAAATTAAGGATTTATTATGGAAATGAAATAAATTCATTACAATCAAAGGATTATGAAAAAGGTGAATATATCACAATAGAACCATTTAAAATCCACAAAATGTTTGGAATAATTGATTGTTTATATTTAGAAACTTCTACAAATGAATTATGGGATGTCGTGAGACTTCAAGATGATTATGGAAGGAAATAATGAAATGAATTTATCTTAATAAAAATAAATGTTAATTATATGATAGGTATAATTGTTTGTGATAATAATTCTTTTTTATTACCTTTAAGAAATAATGAAAATTTATTATCTTATTGGTATATGATATTAAATGATGTATGTTCTAAAATCATTATAATTATAAATGAAGATTATAATAAGATTGTTTATGATAATTTAGGAGATAAACCATTCAAAATTTATAATAATTTAGGATTTATAAAAAACGAAGATTATGATATAGCACTTCTTACTAATGTTGAAAATATAATTGATAATATTAATTTTGATATTATTTCTAGGATAAAATTTGGAGGATTATTATATTGGAATAAAATTTATGGTATGTGTATATTCAAAAAGGAGATTGAAGATATAATTTTAACAAATAATATTCAAAGTAATCTTAATTTATTTATCAAGGAAAATATATCAGGTTTTATTTGGAATGCTTCTAATCCTGATGATTATAAGAATTATCTCAATTTTTTAACAATCTCAAATAGAACTTATGTGAAAGGAACTTTAATTATTGTTTCCTTATTCATCGGTAAAATTGATAGAAATAAAATAAATATTTCTTTAAATTGTCTTATGGATTTACGAAGATTTTATCCAGATGAGATAATCATTATTGTAGATAATAATTCTCCAAATCAAGAATGGAAACATTTAGCAAAAACATTAGGAATGTATATAATTAAAAATACGAATGAATTATATAGATTTGAGATAGGTGGATATAATTTAGCGTTAAAATATTTCAAAGCAGATAGATATATATGTATCCAACATAATATTCAATTTCATTCAAGAATTCATCAAGAATTAGATATGAATAGTGCTGATGCTTATGTATTTAGCACTACTAGAAAATTAAATTGTGATAATAATGGTTTGATGCTTATAAATAAATATTTAAATTTCCTTAATATGCGTAATTGGAATAGCGAACCTCTCGCAATCTGGAATAGTTTTTATTGTAATGATTTAATGATGGAAAAAATCATAAATAGTGGTTTATTTGATTTAGTCTCTAATAAAAAGGAAATATCACAAGCATACGAAAGATTAATTGGAACATTTTTATATAGAAATTTAGGATATGTGAAGATAATTGATAAAAACACATTTCATAAAAATTTTTTTATTCAATCATAAACAAAAACAATTCTTTATAAATTTTAGAATTAATTATGAAGATTTAAAGAAACAATCATTCACATTTCATTCACATTTCATTCACATTTCATTATAAATTCATAATAAATATGATTGATATTCATTTTCTTTTATAATCATTTCATTTATAATTAATAATAGATTTATAACTTATTACAAATTATAAAAATAGGTTTCAACTTTTATAAATTTATAATAAATATGATTGATATTCATTCATTTCATTTATAGTTTTTATAAATTATAGAATAGATTTTTAACTTATTACAAATTATAAAAATAGAATTTTAACTTTTTATAAATTATATAATAGATTTTTTAACTTTTTTTTATAAATTATATAATAGATTTTATTTTAACTTTTTTTATAAATTATATAATAGATTTTTTAACTTTTAATAAATTATAAAAATAGATTTCATTTCATTATAAATTCATAATAAATATGATTGATATTCATTATATTTTATAATATTATTAATAGATTTCATTATAAATATAATTTTAATGAATTTAATATATTTCATTATAAAAACTTATCGTATCTTTTTAAATTTCAATAAATTTGATTATGAAGTCTTAATTTCAAACTGAGCTCAAATCAAGAAAAAAGATAGAACTTTCATTAAACCTTATTGAAATATGTTGTGTGCCTAACATAGAATTTTTATATTTAGAATTCATAATAAATATGATTGATATTCATTATATTTTATAATATTATTAATAGATTTCATAATAAATATAAATTTCGCAATTCTAATATATTTAATTATAAAAACTTATCATATTTCTTAAATTTCAATATATTTGATTATGAAGTCTTAATTTCAAACTGAGCTCAATTTAAGAAAATAATAGAACTATTCCTATATCTT